GACGAATTAAAAGATGAAGTTAATGATATTAAAGAGATTAACAAGGTGTTAATGGATAAGTTGCAAAAAGCATATCAAGATAGGATAGAACTTCGAGCAACTAATCATAACTTAACAAATAAACTACAAGGAGTTGCAAATGCCGATGGGTAAAGGAACTTATGGATCAAAGAAAGGTAGACCAGCTAAAGCATCTAAGATGAAAAAAGCTGCTATGCCTAAAAAGAAAAAGATGCCTAAGAAAAAAGCTATGATGAGTTACTAATTGTCAAGTAAAGCTAAAAGAAAAGGCACAAGAGTAGAAAACGAAATAGTAAAACTGTTTCAAGCTGAAGGATTTAATGCTAGAAGGCAACCTCTTTCAGGAGCTATACAAGACTTTCCCCACGATGTGCAGATTTCTGATCTCTTTGATGGAACTAACATAGAAGTCAAAGCCAGAAAGAATGGGGAAGGTTTTGCTCAATTAGATAAATGGAAAGGATCAGCTGATCTTTTAATATTAAAGAAAGACTTTTCTAATCCAATGGTGTATCTTGATTGGAATTTATTTAAGGAGTTTTTGTATGAGTATAGACGATCCAGACAAGGTAGTGAATCTGGAGAACAGGCAACTGTTCAACATAAGTTATCAGGAAAGACAAAGACTGAGAAAGATAGTACGAATGGTACATCTAAAATTCCTTCCAGAAAGTTTAATAACGGACAAGGAATGCGACAAGGTAATAGAAAGTCTTGGCCCAAAAATCAGAGAAAAATTGCTAGTAGAACATTTAAACAAAGTAAAATAGATGGCCCAACTCAATTACAAAGCAGATGGCAATATCTTAAAGGCATTTCTCAAGGGAAATGATTTTTTTAGAGGACTTAGAGGTCCAGTAGGTAGTGGTAAATCTGTTGCTTGTTGTATAGAAATATTAAGAAGAAGTCTTTTACAGAAAAAAAATGCTCAAGGTAAAAGAAAATCTCGTTGGGCAGTTATAAGAAATACAAATCCACAGCTTAAAACAACTACTATAAAAACATGGTTAGATTGGTTTCCTGAAAACGAATGGGGAACATTTCAATGGAGTGTACCTTACACACATAGAATAACAGTAGGTGAATTAGATTTAGAAGTTATCTTCCTAGCATTAGATAGACCTGAAGATGTTAAAAAATTACTATCATTAGAGCTTACAGGAGTATGGGTAAACGAAGCAAGAGAGCTTCCAAAATCAATTATAGATGCTTGTACTATGAGGGTAGGTAGATTTCCTAGTATGAGAGATGGTGGTGCATCTTGGTATGGAGTTATTGCAGATACAAACGCACCAGAAGAAGATCATTGGTGGCCTATTATGGCTGGAGATGTACCAGTACCAGATCATTTATCAAGAGATGAAGCATTAATGTTAGTTAAACCTGATAACTGGAGTTTTCATACTCAACCATCAGCTATGACAGAAAAAAAGAATAAAGATGGAACTTTAGAAGGATATGAAGAAAATATTTCATGTGAAAACAAAAATAATCTTACACCTGATTATTATAATAATATTATCAAAGGTAAAACTAAAGGTTGGATAGATGTTTATGTAATGAATAAACTGGGATCATTAGAAGATGGTAAACCAGTATATCCAAACTGGAATCAAGAAATGCATTTATCAAAAGAAGATTTAGAAGCTGGTCCAATGACTGTATTTATTGGAATAGATTTTGGATTGACACCAGCTGCAGTCTTTGGTCAAAAGCTACCTAATGGTAAATGGTTAATATTACAGGAGCTAGTTTGTTTTGATATGGGTATAGCTAGATTTAGTGAACTTCTAAAGCATGAGATAGCAAAAAATTATAGAAACTTAGATATAGAAATATATGGTGATCCAGCTGGAGATTTTAGAGCTCAAACAGATGAGACAACACCATTTCAAATACTAAGACAAAATGGATTGATGGGTAAACCTACACATAGTAATGATGTAGCTCTTAGAATAGAATCAGTAGAAACAGCATTAGGTAGATTAATAGAAGGACAATCTGGTTTTATTGTAGATCATAGATGTATAAATCTAAAAAAAGGTTTTAATGGTGGTTATTTTTACAGAAGATTACAAACATCAGGAGATAGATATGATGAAAAGCCAATGAAGAATAGATATTCTCATGTTCATGATGCTTTACAATATTTAATGTTAGGAGCTGGAGAAGGTAAACAGCTAATATCTGGTAGAGCAAAAAAACCAACAGTTGTTAAGACTAGAGGTTGGAATATATTTGGAGATAAAAAAAGAAGAAGTATATGGCAAAACAGAATGAATGGTTAGTATTCTTTTATCAAAACGAAGATTACCATAATACACATAGATTTTTTAAAAAAGGTTTTAAACACTGTGGAGTTATGGGATACGATCCTGAAAAAAAAGTATGGATATTAATAGAAACTTTATTTGGTCAATTATTAATAGAAGTTCTTACAGAAACTAAAGTAGACGCTATATTTAGAATGATAAAACAAAAGAAAGGTCATATAGTAAAAGTACCAGTTAAGAAAAAAATACCAAGATTCCCAGTTATAATGGGAAGCTGGATAAAAGAACATTCATGTGTAAGTTATGTACAAAGATTGATAGGAATGAGCAGATTTTGGGTATTTACACCCTATCAGCTATATTGTGCGTTGAAAAAAGATGGATATTGTGAAATAGACATTTGATATGGGATCATTTCGTAGACCAAAATATGAAGAAACTGCTGCAGATAAAGCAGTAAGAGAAGATATAGAAAGAAGAAGGCAAGAAGAATTAGAAGAACAAAGAAAAAATGAAGAAGCAAAAAAGAAATTAAAAAGAAGAAAAGCCAAAGGGTTAGTAGGACAAAGATCAATGTTTTCTAGAGCTGGTGGCAGAGGATTTTATCAAGAAGGAAAGAAAACATGAGCAGTAATAAAGGAACTTCTTCAAACTCAGGTGGTGGAAGTTATGGAGGAGATAGATATGATTCTTCAGATCAAAGATCAGAAGCAACAAAATCTGTTGGAAAAGTAGTAGTAAATACAGCAGTACAAAAAGAAAAAAATAAAGGCAACATGATGTATGGTGGAGCTGCTAGTACAGCTACAAATGAGTTTCTTGTATCTATTGGCGAAGCTACAAAAGGATCACAAAATCCTGATGGATCATTTAATTATATGCTTACTAGCAAAGGATATGAAATGAAATATGGACAGAAACCCGGTGGTGCAGCGCCAGCAATGGGAACTGGTAATCCAGCTGGTATATTAACAAGTACAAAAATATCAAAAGAAATGTTTGAATCACAACAAAAATTAAAAACAGCAATAGCTGGTGGAATGGCTTTAATGGGTATTCCAATTATACCAAGTGCTATGGCTTTTGATGCAAGAAGGACATCATTTGAAAACTATGCTAATAATTTTGCAAAAGCACAATCATCAACATCATTTACTGCAAGAGTAAATACAGGTAGTGGAGCTAATGTAAATGATAGTGCAATGGAAACTGCAAATACTAACGAACAAGATTCTGCTTCTACAAATTACAGAACTGATGCAGAAAGAAAACTAGCATTAAGTAGAAATGCAGAAGCATTAAAAGCATCTAGAAAGTTTTTTAATAGTTCTAAACAATTAATTACAGGGAGTATGGTGTAATGGTTTATATAGATGTACCTGAAAAGAATAACATTGGGGATCAAACAAGTAGCTACAAAATGTTTTTTAAAAAATATCAAGATGCAGAAAGTATCTTCGATCATTGGAAAGATAAATATGAAGAAGCATACGAATATACTATGCCACAAAGAGAATCTTTTTATGAAGAAACTGTTGGGCAAAGAAGAACAGATAAAATATTTGATGAAACTGCAGTAGTAGGAATACAAGAATTTGCTAGTAGATTACAAGCTGGTATAGTTCCAACATATGGTAGATGGGCAAACTTTGAAGCTGGTACAGAAATACCAAATGATCAAAAGCCACAAGTTAATGCAGCATTAGATGAAATTACACAGTATGTATTTGAAGTATTAGGTAACTCAAACTTTAATCAAGAAGTACATGAAGCATTTATGGATTGTGCTATCGGTACTGGTTGTTTACTTATTGAAGAAGGAGATGCATTAAATCCTATTAAATTTACAGCAGTACCTTTACCTAAAATAATGTTAAACAATGGTCCAGATAATTCAATAGATACTATATTTAGAAAAAGAAAAATACCATACAATCAACTTATGGTAGCATATCCTCAATCTGTAATGTCAGAAAATATGATGGAACAAATAGAAAAAAATGGAAATAAAAAAGCAAGTATAGTTGAACTTGTATATCGTTTATATGATGAGCCAAATGTAGAAAAATATAAATACTGTGTAGCTTGTATGAATGAAGAAGAAGTAATTTTTGAAAAAGAATTAGAAGGAACTGGTAGCAATCCTTATGTTGTATTTAGATGGAACAAAGGATCAGGTGAAGTTTATGGTCGTGGCCCAGTATTCAATAGTATGGCTGCTATTAAAACTACTAACCTTACAGTAGAACTAATACTACAAAATGCACAGATGAATATTAGTGGTATATATACTTATGAAGATGATGGAGTAGTAAATCCTGATAATATAAATCTAGTTCCGGGTGCTTTGATTCCAGTAGCTCCAAACAGTAGAGGTCTTACACCTTTAGCTGGAGCTGGTAGATTTGATGTAGCACAGTTAGTACTTGGTGATATGCGTCAGAATATTAAAAAAGCATTATATATGGAAACACTTGGTAGACCTGAAGGAACACCAATGTCTGCTACAGAAGTTGCAGAAAGAATGTCTGATCTATCAAGACAAATAGGATCATCATTTGGTAGATTACAAGCAGAGTTTGTAACACCTGTACTTCGTAGAGTTATTAGAATACTATCTAAACAAGGCAGAATTGAGATTCCTAAAATTGATAATAGAGAAGTAAAAGTAGTATCTCAATCTCCTTTATCTCAAGCACAACATCAACAAGATATAGCAGTTGTAAATAACTTTAATGGTATTTTAGCTCAAACATTTGGTCCACAAATACTTAATATGATTGTTAAACAAGATGAAGTTGCTAGATATTTAGCAGATAAATTAGGATTACCAGAAAAACTTATTAGAAACCCAGAAGAGCAACAACAAATAATTCAAGAGTTGCAAAATATTACTCAACAGTCTAATATGGCACAAAATGAGTTGGGAATCCCTAGTACACAAGAGCCAAGACAGTAAACAACAAATAGCAGAATTAGATAGAATCTTTGCTGCAGTATTTTCTGATCCAGATGGCAAAAAAATATTGGATTATTTCGATAGTATTGTTAATAATACTACTGTAAATCCTACTGCTGATACTAGAGTGTTATGGCACTTGGAAGGTCAAAGGTATATGTTACAACAAATTAAAAATAGAATTAGACGAGGTAAAGAATGGTTGAAGAAGTAGCAACACAAGAAACACAGGAAACAAATACTCAAGAAAGACCTGATTATGTTCCTGAAAAATTTTGGAATAAAGATTTAAATGAAGTAAATGTTGAAGAACTTTCAGCAAGTTATAATTCACTAGAAAAAAAATTGGGAGCAAGAACA